CCCGAGCTGATCGCCATCATTGACGAGTTCAAGCCGGACGAGGCTTTCATCGAAAAAGTGTTTGCAATGAGTGGTCAGGGCGTCACCAGCGTATTCAGCTTTGGCCGCAGCCTTGGTGCGATTGAGGGTGTCATCGCCGCGAGATCCATCAAAGCCACTCTAATCACGCCACAGACATGGCAAAAGGCGATGGGCGTGACTGGTGGCAAGGACGGCGCCAGAGCGCGTGCCATGGAGCTGTTCCCATGGAATGTGGATTACTTCAAGCGTAAGAAAGATGATGGCCGAGCTGACGCTGCGCTCATTGCTTGCTGGGGGTTACGTCATGGATGACAAAGAAAGAAAAGTGCTGCGCGAGCATATCTTGTGGCTAAACGAGCGTCTGAACAGTTCACACAAGGCTGATCGGGACAAGACTGTATTCCTAAAACGCCTGCTGGACCCCGAAGACCTTGGACACGCCGTCACTGATGAGGTGCGAAGAATCGCATACCAATTAGTCCTAAACGATTTCCACTTAGAGAGAGATGAATGGCAACATCAAGACAACCCCTAAAACTCAGGCCGTCATCCGCATCGCGCTGGATCGCCTGTCCTGCCAGCGCCAGACTGTCAACGCTTGTGCCTTATCAGGAATCAGGTGAGGCCGCCAAGATCGGTACAGCCATTCACGCGCTGGCCGAGACTTGCTTTCAGCTCGACACCGACCCCATGAAGTTTGTCGGCCAAGTGGTGGAGGGCATCACCATGACTGAAGAGAATTGCTCATTTGCCTTGGAACACTTGCAGGCGATATGGGCGATTCAAGATGAGCTTGGTCACGTTAAGGTGGAGCAGCTCTTCAAGCTCTACCAAGAGCCAGCATTCAGCTTGCAAGGTACTGCCGATGTCGTTGGCATATCTAAAGACAAGTTGATCATTGCTGACCTTAAAACAGGCCGTGGTTATGTGGATGCTGACTCCGAGCAGATGAAGATATACGCGCTGGGTGCGCTAATGCACCACAGCCAAAAGCCCAAAGAAGTCGAGTTCCAAATAATCCAACCGCACCATGGTGAGAAACGCATACACCGCATGAGCGTGGACGAGCTGGGCGTTTGGGAGACAGAAGTGCTGCTGCCTGCCATCAATGACGCTGTGAGCGATGCACCGCGTTATGCGCCATCAGAGTCAGCCTGCCAGTGGTGTCCAGCCAAGCACATATGCTCTGCACAGAAAGAACAATTCGACATTGTGGCGGCGCAACCCGACATCACCATCATGTCCAAAGAGGACATCAAAGAGGTGATGCTGTCTCTCACACCGGCACAAATTACCGCCATCCTAGACAAAGCGCCACTGGTGGAGAAGTTCATTGAGGCCGTAAAGGATCACGCCACCAAGCAGATGGAAGCAGGCGCCGTACTACCAGGCTGGCAGCTCCAACCCAAACGCGCATCACGCAAATGGATTGACTCAACAACAGCGCGTCAGGCTCTTACTGACGCAGGACTTACAGATTCTCAGATATTTGAGACTGAACTAATTTCTCCTACGCAAGCAGAGAAACTGCTGCCAAAGGAAAACAGAGTTATCTTGGACGCATTGACGGCCAAGGTATCAACCGGACTCACGCTCGCAAAAGACCGCAGCTTGAGTCAATAATGCAAACCCAAACTTAGAAAGCAAAACGCAAAATGTTAAATTTATCCTCTGGTGGTGGTAATGGTAATTACATCAGGTTCAGCCCACAAGCAAACGCTTGGACTAACAGCCTCGGCGCTGAGATCCAGCTCAAGAAAATCGTGTTTGACATCGATGCGGTGCAGACAGGCTGGCTCCAACTTGGAGTCGGCATACGCGACTGGCAACCCGACTCAGAGTTGGGTAAGAAAGGCGCACAGCCTACACCTGACCACAAGCGCGGATTCATCGTGACCTTTTACAACAAAGAGATCGGGACTTGTGAGTGGTCATCAAGTGGCGTAGGTCCCAACATGGGACTGGAAAAGATGTACACCGAGTGCGCCGCACAACGTGCCGCCAATGCAGGCAAGTTGCCTGTGCTTGAGTACACCGGATCTAAGTTGGAGAAGATCGGCAAAGGCACAACCCGCATTCCCAACTTCACCATTGTGTCGTGGATTGATAAGCCTGCCGGTATGGGTCAGAGCGATGAGGAGTACACCGCGCAAGTGGCTGCGCCTCCAGCGCCAGCACCTAAACCTGTTGCTGCACCAGCTCCCGCGCCTGCGAAGTCAGCGATGGCGCAGGCCGTAGAAGATGATGAAATGTTTTAACTGGTAGTGTGTACGCGCCGAGGTGTAACAGCCTCGGCTTTTTTTTCCTCTAAAAAATACAACATGAAATATCTCTCACTATGCAGTGGTATTGAGGCGGCAACAGTAGCATGGCATCCCCTTGGTTGGGAAGCAGTAGCGTATTCGGAGATCGAAAGATTCCCATCAGAAGTGCTGGCACATCATTACCCATCAACGCCAAACCTTGGCGACATGACCAAATTTAAGGAGTGGAATCTTGGATCAAATGTCGATGTTCTCGTTGGAGGAACACCATGCCAGTCATTCTCAGTCGCAGGACTTAGAAAAGGATTGGATGACCCTCGTGGCAACCTCATGCTCACCTATCTTGCCATTGCTGACAAATATCGGCCCCGATGGTTGGTTTGGGAGAACGTCCCTGGCGTCCTGTCATCTAACTCAGGAAAAGATTTTGGAGTCTTCCTCGGGGCGTTGGGGGAACTCGGGTATGGGTTCGCATACCGCGTTCTTGACGCTCAGTATTTCGGAGTGGCCCAAAGACGCAAGCGTGTGTTCGTTGTCGGATACCTTGGAGACTGGCGAGCTGCCGCAGCGGTTCTTTTTGAGCGCCACAGCCTGCAAGGGCATCCTGCGCCGAGCAGAGAAAAGAGGGAAGGTGCTTCCGCAACAATTACAGCGCGCACTGGAATCAGTCGTAACAACCACGGAGAACTTGTAGGTTGGCCTGCTGATATTAGCAGCACATTGAATGCTTCATTTGGCTCAAAACTAGGACTAGAAAATCAACATATTAATGCTGATTGTCCAATGTTTGTACCAACAAAAGCATTTTATGAAAGCAGTCTTGCTCAGTACAAAGAGGCTGATGTTGGCGGGACTCTCAAAGCATCTGGTGGTGTTTTATCAGGCGGTAGTGAAACATTTTTGGCGCAACCCGCATACGGCATACCAGGCAATTGGATTGGCCGTAAACCTGAGAATGGTGGCAACGCCACAGAGCCAATGTATGACATTGCACCATGCCTAACCAAAGCAGATCAGCATGGTGTGGCGCAACCCATTGCATTCAGCGGTCAAATGTCAAACCCGCAAACAGATGTGGACATGACGCCAACCCTGCAAGCAAAGAACCCTATGGCGGTGGCAGTTGGAGTTGACACTTATAACGGCACAGAAACTGGTCAGGTGTCATGCACAATAACTGCTGATGTTGGCGGCCCAACGCATAGCGGGCCAAAGGTAATGCAATCGGTTGTTGCACCAACCCTTACTGCCGCCAACGATCCAAGCAGATCGCCTCAGTCATCCGAGGTGACGCAACAGGTGTATTCGGTATATCAATCATCCATGGCCGTCAGAAGACTCACGCCAAAGGAATGCGAGAGACTCCAGGGCTTTCCCGACAGCTACACCGACATCAAAAGCAAAAACAAACCTACACCTGATGGTCCTCGCTACAAAGCATTGGGCAACAGCATGGCCGTGCCTGTCATGGCGTGGATAGGGCAACGCATAGAACAAGTAGAGGCAATATGCAAGCAGAACAAATAGCCAAGAGCTTGGGCAACGCGAAAAGAGCCAACGGCCAATGGGTAGCAAGTTGCCCAGTGCCGAGTCACGGCAAAGGCAACGGCGACAAGAATCCAAGTCTCAGCGTACACATCGATGACAGTGGCAAGCCACTCTTCCACTGCCACAGCGGATGCACTCAGGAGTCAGTATTCCAAACCATCAGGGATATGCAGCTCTTACCCGAACTGGAAGAGCGCCCCGATCCACTCGCCAACATCAAGCCATTACCCAAAGTCGAATTCCAGCAGGAATGGCAGTATCAAGACGAGGACCGCGTCACAGTCTTTGTCAAGCACCGGCTGCGCGTAGGGGAGTCTGGAAAGACTTATAGGCTCTACAAGATAGACAGTGACGGCAAGCGACACCCGACATTGGGTGACGCAAGAATAGTCCCATACAAGTTACCCGAGCTGCTGGACGCGAAGACGGCGGGAAGAATAATTTATTTGGCCGAGGGCGAAAAGGCGGTGGACGCGCTGATGTCACTCGGCGTGGTGGCGACCACCGCGCACAGTGGCGCCGGCCATTGGCCAGAGGCCATCACCGAATACTTTGCTGGCGCCAACGTGGTGATCCTGCCCGACAACGATTTGAGTGGATGGTCATACGCACGCAAGGCAGCAGAGGCCATACTGCCCATCGCCAAGGCGGTCAAGGTGGTAGACCTCGGACTGCAAGAGCAAAAGGCAGACGCCTATGAATTCATTGAGGCAGGCGGCGGACGCGCAGAGCTGGCGGCGTTGGTCAAGGCAGCGCCAAGGATCACCAGTGTGGATGATGTAACGATACCCGAAAGACTACAGGCGATTCAACCGAATGCGCCAATTGATGTGCCGCAACCACAGGTAGAGGACATCGCCAAAGAGTTCGCGCCAGACCCGCCAAAGCAGGCAGACAAACCCAAACCCGCCAAGACCATCAAGATTGAATCTTGGGACAACATACAGGATGAGCCAGTCGAGTGGCTGATTGAGGGTGTCATCCCCAAAGGATCATTCACGGCGTTGTATGGACCGCCTGGTAGCTTCAAGTCATTCATAGCCTTAGACATTGCCGAGGCCATAGCCACAGGCAGATCATGGATGGGTAGACCAGTCAAGCAGACAGGCGCGGTGCTGTACTTGGCCGGTGAGGGCTTTGGCGGTATCGGCGCAAGGATCAAAGCCTGCAAGATGCACCACCAGACTGAGGATGGAGCGCCGATATATATCGTCAGACACCAGCTCAACCTTAGATCCAGTGCCGAGGACTTCAACGCGCTGATGATGGCTGTGGTCACGCTAGTGGAGCAGACAGGCATGGAGTTCAGCCTCGCCATTGTGGACACGCTCGCCAGAGCATTTGGCGGCGGTAACGAGAACAGCTCAGAAGACATGGGCGCATTCATCACGGCCATGGGTAAGGTGCAGGAATTCCTTAACTGCGCCTTGATGGTGCTGCATCACAGCGGCAAAGACGCCGCCAAAGGACTGCGCGGTCATTCCTCATTGCTTGGCGCGGTAGATACAGAGCTGGAGCTGCTGCGCTTTGATGAGCAGCTCAAAGGCGTGATCACCATCAGCAAGCAAAAGGATGGCGCCGACAACGAGCGATTTGGCTTTGAGATGGTGGAGGTAGAGATCAGGCCAGCAGGCTTGGCCTTAAGCGATCCAGTGGTCAGCTTGGCGGTGCAGTCATCCGATGACACGCATATTGAGCCATCCAAGGCCAGCAAAGGGAACTCTGGAAAAGGAAAAAATCAGCGACTTGAGATGCTTTGCTTAGAGAAGATGGTCAAAGAGCATGGAGTGCCAAAGTACATCGATGGTTTACAACGCCATGCGATCAGATTGGAGCAGTGGAGGCAGGAATTGTGGTCAAAGATGGGGTGTACCGACGAGGATAAAGGCACGTTCAAGACGGCATGGCATCGCGCAAAGCAGCGACTGATTGAGTCAGGTGAGGGTGCGATCAGGGATGATTTTGTATGGTTACAGTTTAAAAGCAGCGACTTTGAGGCTGGATAAACATACAGGTTACAAGTTACAAACGATATACAAATGTTACCAATTGACGCTTGCATGGTTACAGTTACAAATCGAGAGTCTAGAAGACTCGATGATATGTAACCCATGCACCATTTGAAACCGAGGAAACGAGATGGCAACAAAGAGAGCATCAAACAAGCATCCAGTAGTGGAGCATCCAAGTCCAAAGGCAGATCCTTGGACGATTCACGTTCAATCAAAACTGGTGGAGTTGGAGTCGGTCAAAGCCGCCAGCGATAGGAAATGGGGAGAAAATCGACTGACTACTTTAGTAAGCAGTGAGCTGAGAGAGAAATTTTGGCTACAGAGCAGCAGACTGCACCAAGCGATGGCGGCCAAAGATCAGTCGAAGTTCGATTCAAGCGTGGCGGGAATGATCCGAGCGTATGCCGCGTTGGATCAGTGGGCAATTGAAGAGGGATTGGAGCCAGCGTCAACCATACCGAGGATTGAGTGGGAAATGCAGAATGGTCAGACTATGGTCATTGTGCGAACAGTCAACGAGGCAGTAGCGATACAGACTCAGCGTCAGGACTTGGCGAATCATCACATTTGGTCAATGCAGGAGATGGAGGTCTTTATGTCGGACGAGGGTGTGCAGCATCTGATCAAGGCCAAGGCGCTTGTGCCTACAGCTCAAGTCACCAAATACAAGCACAAGCTCGGTGGCGCAACAGGCTTTGATGACTTTGTTGATGACCTCACTTTCAGCGACAATGACACTATGGACTACAAGTTCAACAGCAAACAAGCAGAGAGGTTCAGAGATGGCCAAATTTAAGCTCATAGCGGCACTTATTCGCGAAAAGGTACTGGACATCGTCCAGCGCATCAAAACAGCTTTAAAGAGGGGTTGAGCGATGCCAGGCACGCCAAAGCGCAGGAAAGATGTTGCTTTTCTCAATGAGATGCCAGAAGAGATGATCTTCAGCATGGTAGAGAGTGGCCGAAGCATTGCAGATATATGCATCGATCTGGGCATCAGTAAACGTGCGCTAGACGATTGGATTGATGAAAACGATCATGGTGCTATGATTACACGCGCGCGCACGCGTGCCGCCGATCTGATGGCTTGCGACACGATAAAGATCGCTGACGGCATGGAGGTTGACCATCCGCAGCGCGATGTCCAGCGCATCCGCACTCGCCAGTGGC